ATCAGATTCCTACTCCAATCTGGTGTGATGAAAAATGGACGGAGAAATTTCTGAATGATGTTCAGAATGGTATGGGAACGATTATGCTTCACGCATCACTTACTGATTACACAGAAAATCACGCAATCCTCACAAATGTTGTAAGAAGTAACTTTATCACTCATCCCGAACAATGTCCGCTTACTGTAAAACCGATAGCAGAACATCCGATTATTGAAGGCATTGGCAAATTCACATTCCCTGATTTTGACGAACATTATGTAATGAAAATGATTCCGAATGCTGATACAACGATTCTTGCAGAAACCGTTTCAAAGAACGGCGTTCAGCCTGCTGTATGGATTCACACCTATGGCAAGGGAAAAATCTGCTGTATCGTTCCTGCACACACTACCCAAAATCTGACCTGTGAACCATTTGTCAAACTTGTAAAGAATGCTATTGATTGGGTTTAATAGCATTAATAGAGCGTCAAATTCTAGTTTGCAGGGCAGAAACTCCGCCCCATTACTGTTTCACCGCATTCCTCGTCTGCCTGTAAATCTCCAGCCGTGACAGTGATTTCGGACTATTATTGGTCTGATTCACTGTGCGGCTGTTGTCGTTATTGTAGTAATTATTGACCACAGAACTTTCAGAACTGCCATTCATAATCGCACCTGTCATTTCGTCAAGATTGTAGTTGAGATCAGAATTGAGCGTTACTCTCATTGTATCTGCAACACCTGAAACTGCCTTAGCTACGACCTTTTTGCTTTTGTTGATGCCGTCCGCCAGACCATTCATGAAGTCAGGCATCCAGCTTTCAAAGTCCGTCAGCGGTCCTACATCAGGAACAGAAAAGTGCAGATAACTGCGAATTGTATCGGCAATATTTGATACACTGTCGGCAAGGCTGCCGATCATACTTCTCAGACCGTCAATAATGTTGGAAACAATATCCCGTCCCCAGTTCCAAGCATCAGATGCAAGACCTTTGACATAATTGACAGCATTATCAAAACCGCCCTTGATCGTGGTGTAAATACCGCTGATGATAGAACCGATTGAAGATTTCATATTATTCCAGATGCTTGTCACAGTTGAATGAATGGTATTCATCACCGATGAAATTGTGGAAGAAATACTGCTCCAGACGGAAGATACTGTGCTTCGGATAGCATTGACCACACTGGAAACCGCACCGCTGATAGCATTCCATACACTTGAAATTATGGATTTTATCGTGTTCATTACACTTGAAATAAAGCTTGAAATTGCGTCCCAGACCGATGTAACAACACTTGAAATAGTGCTTAATGTCGTTGAAATTGCGGTATAAATGGCATTCCATATCGTTTCAAAGAACGTTTTAATGCCCTCAAGCAGAGGTGTGAGAAATGCAACAATCGCATTCCATATAGCCTGTATCTTTTCCGAGATCCAATCCATTACATTGCTGATAATGATGTGAATTGCCTGAAAAATGGTTTCAAACAGATATTTGAACGCTTCCAAAAGCGGAGAAATAAAGCTGTAAATTGCATTCCAGATGCTTGAAATCGTGTCGTAAATAGTGGTGCAGACAGTTGAAATAACCGTCCATATCGCATTGAAGATAGTTGTAAAAAAGTCGTGAATACTGGTCAGAATTCCTGCGAAGAAGTCATATACAGAAGTGAAAATTGTGACCGCTGTGGTATAGATTGCAGTCGCTATCGTTGTAAAGAACATGGAGATTGCATTCCAGATATTTGTGAAAAAGTCAGCAACAGCCTGAAAAGCAGAACAAATACTGTCCCAGATTCCAACAAAGAAATCTTTTATACTCGTCCAGACCTCATTCCATGATGTTCCGAACCAACCGAGAAATACATCTGCCACACCTCTCAGCGTGTTCAGAATATTGCTGAACTGGTTGACTACAAAATCCCAGATACCTGTAAAAATGCCCTTGATACCATTCCAGCACTGTTCCCAGTTTCCCGAAAATAAGCCGATAAATACATCAAGCACGCTCAGAATGGTATCCGTCACAAAGGTGAAAATATCCGAAATATGCTGAAATACGCCCTCAAACACAGGTGCAAGCACACTGCATAATCCATCCCACATTGCTTTCAGCATTTCACCGAAATTCTGAAAATCAAATCCGAGTGCATTAATTCGGTCAACAATTCCCGATGTCAGACGTTCAAAGGTGGACTTTATCTGTTCCCAAATAGAAAGAATGCTGTTTTTGAAGTTCTCATTGGTATTCCACAAATGCACAAAAGCGGCAACCAGTGTCGCAATAATCGCAACGACAGCCACCACAGGAGCAGAAATACCACCAATTGCGGCACCAAGCGTTGAAAATGCAGTCTTAGCACCTGCAATCATTGTCGGGACTTTGCTGATAAAAGTCATCAGTCCGCCAATTGAAGAAATTGTTTTACCCACAACAATCAAAAGCGGACCTAAAGCCGCAGCCATCAATCCGATTTTGATAATGGTCTGTTTTGTTGCAGGGTCAAGAGCATTCAGCTTGTCCACAAATCCCTGTATTTTGGTGATGATATCACGAATAACAGGCATCAGAATCTCGCCAAAGGAGATAGCCAGTTCTTCAAGCTGAGATTTCAAAATGGTAAGCTGGCCTGCAAGATTATCCTGCATGGTTTCTGCCATTTGTAAAGATGTGCCATCACAGTTTGCAATGGTTCCTGATAATTTATCAATATCCGCAGGTGCGGCATTCATCAGAGCAAGAAAGCCTGACATTGCGTTTTTGCCTACAAGAGTTTCTGCGGCACTCGCTTTTTCGGATTCTGACATCTGATCAAATGCAACCCTGCAGTCTGCTAAAATATCGGATAAACTTCGCATTGAACCGTCTGAATTGGAAGTTGCGATCTCCATTTCTCCGAAGGCGGCAGAGCAGAATTTGACTTCACCCGAAAGTGCAGTCATAATGGAACGCATGGAAGTGCCAGACTGTGTAGACTTGATACCGGCATTTGCCATTAAGCCAAGTGCTTCAGCGGTATCTTCACAAGAAAAACCTAAAGCACCTGCAATCGGAGCACAGTATTTGAATGACTCACCGAGCATAGATACATTTGTGTTGGCATTGGAACTTGCAGCCGCTAAAACATCAGCAAAATGACCGCTATCTTGTGCTGTCAGACCAAATGCTGTAAGTGTATCTGTAACAATATCCGATGTTGTGGCAAGGTCTTCGCCTGATGCTGCTGCAAGATTCATGATTCCGTCAATACCAGACAGCATATCATTTGTTTTCCAGCCTGCCATCGCCATATAGTTCATCGCTTCGGCAGCTTCACTTGCTGAAAACTTTGTTTTGCTGCCCATTTCTCTTGCTTTATCACGCAAAGCCTGTAAATCATCACCCGTTGCACCGGATACAGCAGCAACCTTTGACATTGCAGAATCAAAGTCGGAGGCGGTTTTCACAGCAGCAGTTCCAAGAGCCGTCACACCTGCGGTGATGGGCAGAAGTTTTTCACCTGCACCGGATATTTTACCGCCGACATTCTGCAAAACTTCTCCTGCATCGCCGATTTTTTGCAGGGCAGAACCTGCATTTTTCGCCTCTGTTTCCAGACGCTTCAATTCGTTCTCTGTTTCGACAATCTCACGCTGCAAAGCATCATATTGCTGTTGGGTGATCTCACCGTTTGCAAGAGCGGTATTTGCCTGTTCTGCGGCAGTTTTCAGCGTTGCAAGCTTTTCTTTTGTTGCAGAAATGCTGTCAGCGAGAAGTTTCTGCTTCTGTGAAAGCAGTTCTGTGTTCTTTGGGTCAAGTTTCAGAAGTTTCTCCACGTCTTTCAGCTGTGACTGGGTGTTTTTAATGTTCTTGTTTACACCATCTAAGGCTTTGGATAGCTTGGTCGTATCACCGCCAATCTCAACGGTGATGCCCTTGATTCTGTTTGCCACTGTGGTTCACCTCACTTTTTTTGAAAAATAGGTTGAATTTATCCTAACTTTATGATATAATAAATACAAAGGGGGTGTTCGTATGAACATTGATACAAACACAATTTTTTCTATGACCGAAGCAAACCAGAATTTTTCTATGGTTGCCAGAACGGTTGACCAATATGGAACAGCAATCATCTTTAAGAACAATAAACCACGCTATGAAATACGGGTATTTGATGATACCGAAACAGATGAAACTGCATCTGATGAAGATGTTCTTGACATTTCCAAAAAGTTATTAAAACGAAATGCTGCTGTATATAAGGAGCTTGCAAAATGATTCGTCTGACAAAACAACAAGTTATACTGCTTCATCGAGATGTCATTGCTCAGTCAGGAGGTTCACCTGAAATACGCGATGAAGGTTTACTGGAATCGGCTTTGAATGCTCCATTTCAAACATTTACAGGAATAGAATTGTATCCTACAATAATTGATAAGGCAGCACAGTTAGGATACAGTTTAATTAAAAATCACGCATTTGTTGATGGAAACAAGAGAATCGGAACTCATGTAATGCTTATTTTTCTAATGTTAAATGGAATTGATGTTGATTATGAAGATGAAGAATTAACACGGTTGATTCTTGGTGTAGCTGCCGGAGAAATATCTTCTGAACAGTTATTAGCTTGGTTACAGGCACACATTTGTTAATTCAAAACGCATCAAAATCGCTTTGAGAAGCAACCTCATTCCACCCTGAATACTCATCATTTTCACGTTCCGTGAACATATCGTTTATCAGTCCAATCGTCAGCAGATCCAGCTCGGTCATAGAAAGACCGAGCTGTTTGCATCTCAGGAGAAAAAGCGGAGTTGTCATCGGGCGGTCAGTCTGGCGATGTTTTTTTTAGACTCTACTTGCGTTGCGGTGTTCAGTCCCCAGAGTTCAATCAGTTGCGGAAGAATTTCATAAATGCTGAACGTGTTAAACTGTTCCAGAAAATCATCAGGGTTATCAGGAACATTGGAGTCAGCGTGTTTTGCCATGATATAGGCGATATTTTCAAAAACTTCAAGGCTTTCAATGCCGATTTCGCTTTTATTTTCATCACCCTCAGTGACTTCAGTTTTCAGTGCAGAAAAGTCCTTATAAATATCTCTGCGGAATTTCAGACGATACAAACGTGGTACAGCAGCACTTGCCTTAAAAGGCACTTCAATTCCGTCAATTGTAATATTTTTCTGAATAGCCATTGATTTTCACTCCTTACGCATTGCTTGATTTTTGTTTTGAAGCCGTACCTGTATCAGGGTTATATGGCATCTTGAACCAGTTATTATACACCGTATCTGTGGTGCTTTCAGTAGTTTTCGATTTCACAAGACCTGTCGGCAAAGGAGTAGCTTTCAGTGACAGTTTTTCAGTCTTGACTTCTGTGCTTTCTTCGGTGGTTGCAGATTCCGTTGCAGGACGTGACGCACTGCAACAATACATTACATGACGGATGTGGTGCTTGTCACCCAGAAATTCAAACATCAATGCAAACTGTGCAAGTTCCGTATCATTCTTTTCCACCAGAACACCATTGTTATCAAGGATTTCTCCTAAGATTTCAGTTGCAAATTCAGTTGTTATAAGGGCGATTTCAAGGTCACCTGTATATCCTGCATTGTTGTTGATGACATAATAAACACCATTGTCCGCAAAGAAATTCTCTGCTTCGCCGTTTGCGTCAATAGAAAGCGATACGGCACCGGGCAGATGCTTTGACGGACCATATGCCGGGACAGTTTTGTTGCCGTCTGGATCTTCACCCCACTCATTGATTTTTGCCCAGTAGACGTTCTGCAAACCGAATTTAACCTTGTTTTTCTTGTTCGCCATAAAATCAAACCTCCATTTCATAAAGCACTTCATAGAGCCTTTCAGACTCTATCCATGCTTCTGTCTTGTTGTAAAAAATGTGATGTTGCCTTAAAATTTCCTCGATGTGTTTTTCTACTTCCGGTGATTTCTTATCCGTGTACAGTTCAATGTCCAGCTGTTTGAAGCTGTAATACATCGTATTATCCGCACCGAATGCATGCTCACCGGGAGAGAGAAACAGCAAAAAGGGCGGCTGTGGAGATTCTCCCTCAGCAAAATGGTGATATGCGAAAGGCAGCCCCGTTTCCTGCATCATTTCATGGATTTCTTCATAGGTCATGACAACGCCTCCTTTATGAGGTTCTCAAGCATTTCCGCACCCTTTTCTTCTGCAGGAGCAATATGCGGTTTTCCTGCAACACGCCCACCGCCACGCTTGGCATGACCATGCTCCAATAAATGAGCCAGCTGATAGCGGTTCTTGGAATAAACCGTCATTTGCAAAGAATGGCTGTTCTCGCTGACTTTTTTGGCTGTCCAGCTTTTTGCGTAAGCACCAGTGTCTTCCGGAGCATTTGAAGATATCTCTTTTCTAACTTCGGTTGCAGTTTTTCGGACTGCCTTTTTCACCTCTGTATCGGCAAGGTCAGCATATTCCTGTAAGCCTTTCATGATCTCACTTGCCATGTCATCAATAGATGTCACTGGGAGCACCTGCCTTTCGGACTTCTCCCTCAATTGCGAGATAGTCCATTTTTTCATAGTCGGGTTTTACACTGACAATATCAAATGTCTGTCCACGGAACAGAATCCTGTGTGTTGTGGCGTTCAAAGACAGCAGATAGGAACTCTGCCGGACAAGGAATGACACGGACTGTATTTCTCTGGTGACTCCCGTATTCACTTGTTCGGCAGAGCTTTTCACGCTGACTTTCGCCCAGCAGGAGAAAACCTCGTCCCACTTGGAAGTATGGTTTCCGATTTCATCTACCACGGTGCGATGCTCCAGAATGGCGATACGCTGATTCAGTTTATCAAAATCCATTACACCACACCCTCTCGCTGTGCAAACAGAATGGAACGCAGGCTCATGGTAAGACCATGATAGTCGGGCTTGCTTCTGTTTTCATACAGATAACCGAGTGCAAACAATACCGCTGTTCTCGTCACATCTTCAAAACAAGTGAATTTTTCCTCATCCATTCTGCCCACGTCCTTGACCAGTGATTTTGCCGTATCGAGCAGTTGGAGGATGAGCTTGTCATCCTCCTCATGGTCGACACGAAGATAATTTTTGGCTTCGTTAAGGGTAATCATGCTATCACGCCTTTTTGATTGTAAGAGTTTTTACGGCCTCGGGCAGAATCAGCTTGCCGTCCACACGCTGTGATGCAAGAAAACCGACCTGTCCGTTCATAGCGAAAAGCTCATTCAGACGCTTAAGAGAACGTCCCTGTCTGTCAGCCACCCAGTAATAGGAATAGTCGCCGAATGCAATTGCCTTTGCACCTGCCGCAATGGTAGGAGCGTAGACAGAAGTCACATAGGGACGGTTCAGGATGGTGTCGGGAAGACCAGCGGAAACAGCCGGAGACCAGATATACTGACCGTTATTGTCCTTTACCTTACGCAGTGCCTTCACCGTCTGCTCATTGAGAATCCACACCGCCTTTTTGCGGTAAGGACTCTTGAGAGAGTAAAACAGTTCAATGACGTCATCAAAAGTGATGGTCGCCCCCGTTGTGGTTGCACCGTTTTCAGCACCGCCTGTTGCAGCGAAAATGCCGGTAGGCTTGCCCTTACCGTCACCGATGAGGAACGCCTCTTCCTCCTTTGTGCCGATTCTACGTGCAAATTCCTTTGCAATATAGGATGGCAGGTCAAACACGCTGTCATTGAGAAGCTCCTCAGAGATCTTAATCGCAGTACCGACCTTGTAAGCGGAAAGTGCAATCTGACCGAAAGCGTCATCAGAAAGGGTGTAAGCCTCTTCCTCCTCCATCCAGCACGCCTCGCCCTTCTGCGTAATCACGGGGATTTTGCGGTCTCCACTTGATGTCTGAATTTTCGTTGCAAGAGGACGGAATACATTTTCCTCTTCAAGTGCGGAGATGAGCTTCTTTTCGAACTCATCCGGCACAAGATAGCCGCCTTCGGTATCTTCGCCAATCTGCAGAGCATTTCTCACATCGGCAAAATTACGGTTGCGAATGCTGTTCCAGAAAGCAGTACGATATGCATCAGATGCAATGCCGGTCTTGGTATCACTGTGAGTGGATGCGTTCGGCTTGTTCTGAATCGGCGTAGAAGTAGGCTTGTTCATTTCTGCCTCAATCTGATCCTGTCGTTCCAGCCGCTGGATTTCCTTGCCGTATGCCACGATCTGCTGCTCCATGGCATCGTATGTCTTGCTGTCCTCTTCCGAAAGCAGACCGCTTTCATTTCGCTTGGAATCCAAAAAGTCACGGGCAGTATCCCATGCCTTGCTTCTTTTTTCTCTCAGTTCCTGAATTGTCATAGTATCAGTCCTCCTATAGTTTTTAAGGAAACGCTGAACAAAAGCACAGTTGAAAAAGCAAATCGATAATTACGACTAAAAC